CTGTTCCGCCTACATATAAATTTCCGCCAATAGTTGCATTATTAACAGATACATTTCCGCTAATACCTACATTTGTAAGATTAGAACCATCCCCATAGTAGGCACTTGCACATACCCGTGCATTTGCTGCTTGAACATTAGCACCAGCAATAGTTACTGTGCTTGCAAAGTTAGCTGCACCACCTACACTAAGAGTTGATGCCAGACTTACCGCACCACCTACTGTGACTGTGCCGCTAAGATTAGTATTACCGCTTACTGATACATCATCTTTAAATGTAGCAGCGCCGACGACATTGAAGGGACCACTAACTGATACACTACCACCAGCATGTATAAATCCTGATACAGAGATGTTTGTGGCAATGCCAAGTTCGGCTTCCACGTTTGTAAGATTAGAACCATCACCATAATAATATGCAGCAGTTACATTTCCAACTACATTTACATTACCACTTACCGATACATCATCAGCAAAGTTTGCAATGCCTCCTACACAAACAGAAGAAGCAACATCCAAACGTCCGCTAACTGAAACATCATTGTCAAACTCCGTTTTTGAAGTGAAGGTGGCCGCACCAGCCGCTGCAAATGTTCCGCCAACCGATA